AATCAGGTGCTGTACAAGATATGTGTGGAGAGGATGTATCATTCTGTTTAGATGCGATTGAAGCAGGATATGAGATTTGGTGTGATCCACGTATTCGTGTAGGACATGAGAAGATGAGAGTAATTTGATGTCATTATTATTTGTGATAATCTTTATTGGATTACTGACAAGTGGTATGATGATAGTTGGTAACAAAATGGCAATTACAAGGAGAATCGATGGCGAAAATTAAGACAGGCAAATTCGGTCAGCAGATGATTGATAGTCAACCCAAGAATACCCGTCAGGGTCAGGGGAAGAATACAAAATACTCTGCGACCAGTGGCAATAATGCCAAGAAGCGTTATCGTGGTCAAGGACGGTAGTGTCTTATAACAAAACACTTTACACCTATCTCGCTCCCAGTACAGTCTGTGAGGGAGTGGGTGTTTTTTCTTTAGTATTCATACCAGTTGATACATGTATTTTTGTACCTAAAAACCGCGAGAAAATCGCTTTTCAAGATGTAAGTAAAGAGATAGGGGTTGCGATGCGAAACCTAACATACTATGATGATGAAGGATTTTGGGTTGATGATGATTTAGATCGTATTGGTCCACAGTATTATATCAATCATTCAATAAATCCAAATGTATCTTATAATAAGGATAATGGATGTCTTTATGCGAATAGAGATATTTTACCAGATGAAGAATTACTTGATTACTATTTTCCAGAAGAAAGAGAATGGCCTATTTAAATCACAGTTTACCAGATTGGTCTTGTTACATTCGTAATGAGTTCCTTTATAATCATAAGAAGGGTCATGGTGAGGTAACTCGTTGTGATGTTCATTCTGTTGCGAGTATAGAAAAAAGGACGCCTCTCTTTGAAGCATTCTTAGAGAACGGAGTCAATTGGACACGAAGACCTTTACATGCTTTTTGTTGGAAGTCTGATGCGGTGATAGAACCGTTAGAGGATATAATGTACTGGGATTGCTTTTCACCTTATGTGGACGTACAGAGACGCCATAGATTAGCAGGATTAAATGCGGAACTGATTCGTCCTGATGGGAAGAAAAGAGTAGGAACTTATATGTTTACTCTTGATTGGTCATGGGAGAATAAAGGTATGCCTGACTTGAACTTTTCAGAGACACCAGAACATAAGTGTGCTCATTTGTTTAAGATGGAGAATGGTAACTACTATGCTTATCCAAACAATCGTATTATCTGGTATGATGATGCGTGGACCTTTGAAAGGATTACTCAGAATCCTGGATATGAGATTGATCTAACTGTATATTCAGTTGAAAACAAACGTAAGATTGAGACATCAGATCATTTCATGTATGAGGTTACACACCTAGATAATGAAATACCAGATCGGATTCCAGGATTATGAGCGAAGATAACCTCTTAAGAGAGATTGCGAATGACAATCAAACTCCAAGAAATAAGAGAAAGGTAAACCGAGATGGACTCTTTGAAACAAGCGATTGTTCTGATCCTGATCATATCTGTACTTGTGGTACTCAACAGGTAACACTTACTGAAGATTAGTGTTCTAAATAAGGTAGAATTCTTGTATCAGTTTGTCAGTTCAAGAAAGGAGATCGAAAGGTTTCAAGGACATTAGTGCTACGTTCAAGATTAATCCTATCAATAGTGATTTGATTGGTCTTGTTAATTATAATGCGATAGCACGATCGGTTCGTAATTTAATTCTAACCGTGCCTGGTGAAAGACCTTTTAATCCAGTTCTTGGATCTGGCGTGAATGCCTTATTATTCAATCAACTTGATAATATCACGTCAAGTAGTATTGAAACTGAAATTGTTACAACACTTGAAAATTTTGAACCACGAATAGAATTAAATAATGTAATTGTTGCTCCAAACGCAGAACAACATAGATTTGATGTTACAATTCAATATTATATTGTTGGTATTCCACTGGATGTACAAGAAATTCAGATAGCATTAGTCCCGACTAGGTAAGATGCCACTAGTAAACTTCAGCAACCTAGACTTCGACCAGATTAAAACGTCCATCAAGGACTATATTCGTGCGAACTCTAATTTCACCGATTATGATTTTGAGGGATCCAACCTCTCCACAATCATTGATACGTTAGCGTATAACACATATCTCACTTCGTACAACGCCAATATGGTGACGAATGAGATATTCATTGATAGTGCGACCTTAAGAGAGAACGTTGTATCTCTAGCAAGAAATATTGGATACCTTCCACGTTCAAGAAGAGCAGCGAGAGTATCCGCATCATTTACGGTATCTAATCTTAGTGATATTCCTTCTGTTACGTTGAAGAAAGGATTAGTCGCTGTTACCTCTCAACGTTTTGGTAACTCCGACTTTGTATTTTCAATTCCAGAAGATATTACTGTACCGGTAAATTCAAAGGGTGTAGCACAGTTCTTTGATATTGTTCTGTATGAAGGTTCATACCTAGAGCAATCATTTACTGTTAGTTCAAGAAATCCAGACCAGAAATTTATACTACCTAATACTGGTGTAGATACGACAACTATTAATGTAACAGTTAATGAGTCTAGTACATCAACTATAAAGAATACATATAAACTTTATAATAGTCTGATTGATGTCGGACCAGAAACTCGCGTTTACTTCATTCAAGAGATTGATGGTGAGCGTTATGAACTCCTATTTGGTGATGGCATCATTGCGAAGAAGTTAGAAGAACCTAATGAAGTTAATATTGGATATATTGTATCAAGTGGTTCAAGTGGAAATAGCATATCAAATATAACCTTTGCTGGTTCTCTTGTCACTAATGCTGGAACACCAGTTACACAAGGACTATCATTCATTACTGTAGAAGGAGCATCAATCGGCGGGGCCCCGATTGAATCAATTGACTCAATTAAAAAATATGGTCCACAAGTCTATGCTTCGCAAAACAGAGCAGTTACTGCTGCTGATTATGAGGCATTGATTCCTAGAATCTATCCTGAAGCAGAATCTGTTTCAGCATATGGTGGTGAGGAATTGAATCCACCTCAGTATGGAAAGGTATTCATTAGCATTAAACCAGTCAATGGTGTGTTTCTTTCCAATTGTCTCAAGGATAATCTTTCTTCTGAACTTGCCAAGTATAAAGTAGCAGGTATTAGGATTGACGTTATTGATTTATCCTATTTGTTCATTGAACCATCGTCTAACGTTTATTATAACAGTAACCTGACTCCGACTACCCTAGGGGGAGATGATGGCACTGGAATGGTTTCTAGCCCCGTTAGAGACGATGCTCTAAAGGCAATTGCCAACTATGCTAACTCAACTGAATTAAATAAATTTGGTGGACGCTTTAAGTATAGTAAGTATCAGTCTGTCATTGATAAGTCCAATTCTGCGATTACATCAAACATCACTAATATTCAGGTTAGAAGAGATTTAGAACCAAAACTAAATCAGTTTGCTGAATATGAACTTTGCTATGGAAATAGATTCCGTCTCAAGAATCATTGTCGTACTATCGCAGAAGGTGCGATGGTTGGTTTCAATATCAGATCTTCGGGATTTAAAATTAGTGGTAGTGCTGATGTTGTGTATCTTGGCGATCTTCCTAACGCTAATATGGAAACTGGAGAAATATTCCTCTTTAAGTTAAGTTCCCCCAGAAGTCCTGTCATTGTTAAGAGAAACATAGGGGTTATAAATTATAAGATAGGTGAAATTATGTTGAACCCAATAAAGATTATATCTACACAAATTACTAAAGGAACTACACCTGTTGTAGAAATCTCTGCGATTCCATATTCAAATGATGTTATTGGTCTTCAAGATCTTTACTTACAATTAGACCTTAATAATACTGTGGTAAATACTGTTATAGATCAGATTGATTCAAAAACAGATGTATCTGGAACCAATTATATTGTGTCTCCAAGTTTTGATGGTAATCAATTAGTTCGTGGAGCACCAGTTTCTATTGGTGGAGCAAATGGAACAACATCTGCTACGACTCCAAGCACAATAGCACAAGTAACGACACCTGTTACTACTTCTCAAGTGACAGGTATTGTTCAATCACCAAGTACATCATACAGTTCAGGATCCACTTCCGGTTATTAATATCAAATGGCACTAGATAGAGTTAAAATTCAGGATATCCTCGCATCTCAGGTTCCTGAGTATGTGAAGGATGATTTTCCTCTGCTTGTAACTTTCCTAGAAGAGTACTATAAATCCCAAGAGATACAAAGTGGTACATTTGACCTGATTCAGAATTTGGATCAATATGTCAAATTAGATGAATTAGTAAATCTGAAGAACAGCACAATTCTTCAGGAAAGCATTGATTATGCTTCCACAACTATCAAGACCGATGTTGATAGTAATTTTACATATGGATTCCCCGAAGAGAACGGGTTGATTAAAATTGAAGATGAAGTCATCTCTTATGGGTACAAGACCAGTACCACGTTTGAGGACTGTAAGAGGGGGTTCAGTGGCGTTACAGCACTGATTGGACCGGTCCCTGACCAATTGGTATTTGACAGCACTATTTCAACAAATCATACGAAAGGTGCGAAAATTGAGAATCTTAGTATTCTTTTCCTGCAGGAATTCTTTAAGAAACTCAAAAAGCAAGTTGTTCCTGGTTTCCAAAATAGACAATTTGTTGATGGTTTGGATCAAAGAAACTTTATTCTTGGTTCCAATACTTTTTATAATTCAAAAGGAACAGACGATTCGGTTGAGATTCTGTTTAGAGCAATATTTGGCAAGGAAGCAGAGGTTATCCTTCCAAGTAAGTTTTTGATCAGACCTTCTGATGCTGATTATAGAATTTCAAAAGATTTTATTGTTGAATCGTATGTAGGAGATCCACTTGAGCTTAAGGGTAAGACATTATACCAACCAATTATTAATTTTGGAAATAAAGGTGGAATTGGACAAGAAGGACTTGGACGTGGAACTGGAACAACGGGAACTCTGTCTGGTATTAACTCAATCAATGGAACACCAGAATTAGACAAGGTTGTTAGAGGATCTGTTTGTGGTGTTGAGAGACTTAATTATGACGAGGGGCAGTACTATCAAATCAGTGTTGACTATGGATATGATAGAGACTCCAACGTAGAAGGTAGTATTTACGGTTCTTTCCAACCTAACCCCAAAACACAGATTGTAAACTCTGTTGCTATTGGTGCCACTATCATTGATGTTGATTCAACTGTTGGTTTTCCAGATTCTGGAGATTTAAGCATTATTGATAGAAATAATGATGAATTAAAGATTAGTTATACCTCTAGAAACGTCAATCAGTTTATTGGCATATCATCTTCCAATATTACATCTGAAATTCCTGATGAAAATATTGTAAGATTCTTCAACAATACTTTCGCATTTGTAGGTATTGGAACTGAAGATCAAATCAAAGTAAGGATGACTTCTACTTTGAAAGATCTTAAAATTAGAGATAAAACTAAATCTCTTAATGTTGATGATGTAATCAGTGTCAAATCTCTTGGTCTGCCGGATACTAATAAAAAGTCAACAAATTGGTTTTATAATTTAAAATCACAATATGATGTTAATAATGTAGAAGCAATTGATACTTCAGAAGCAGTCTACAAGGTTACACTTCAAATCAGTCATTTCTTTAAGAATGGCTACAATATTAGACTGGAAAATAGTAACGGTGTAATTAGAACAGGAAATATCACCAAAATTAACGGAAAAACTAGTTTTACTTTAAAATTAAGTTCAATTATTCCAACATCTGAACTTGGTCTTTCTTATACCGTAACAAATCTTATTCTAAAAGGAAATTCATCCAGTTATCCTCAACTGAATAATAATTACGCCAACGTTCAAGCAGTTTATAATAATTTTAATGATGAACTTATGGTGGCGTCCAATTCGCTACCAAGTTATGTCAACTCTCAACTTAATCCATATAATAAAACTGTAAAGTTTTCTGGCAAAGCAGATTCTAATGGTATAATTCAAGTCACCACTTCAGATGATCATGGATTTTACACTGGAGACTCTGTATTCTACAAAGGTAGCATAGTACAGAACGTAACTAACACACCTGATGGATTTCAGATTATTACAGAAACTGAAAACAAGTTTACCAATATGGAAGAACTTGTATATTTTGTGAAAAGAGTAAGTGGGACAAGAGTTCAACTTGCAAAGAGTAAATCAGATCTGTTTAGTGGAAAGTATATTATACCAACCGGTTCTGTTCAAGACAATCAGTTAATTTATTTTGATTACTATAACAAAGAATTAGGTGGTCAATATTTGTATAGAAATTTTGTAAAGCCGGATAATCAGTCTGGGATATTTGATACTGCACCAGGATATACCGGTATGTTAGTGAATGGTGTTGAAATTCTTAATTTCAAATCACCAAAATCTGTATATTATGGAAAAATTAATCAAATTAAGATTGCTAATGAGGGTTCTGGATATGATGTAATTAATCCTCCGGTTTTAAATATTTTTGATCAAATTGGATCTGGTGCGACAGGAACTTTTTCTGTAAATGGTTCTTTAGAGAGAGTTGATATTGTTGATGTAGGATATGATTATATTGATACTCCAACTGTAAGAATCACTGGAGGTTTTCCGACGAAAGAGGCTGTTGCTAAAGTCAACGTTTCATCTATCAGTCATAATGTAGAATTTAATGCCGGTGCAGGAAGCACCAACTTGAGACTTACTCCAAACAATACAATTGGTTTCTCAACTTTTCACAAATTTAGAGATAACGAAAAAATCATCTATGATACTGGTAGTACGACTCCTGTAGGTGGTATTTCTACTAATTCTTACTATTATGTAAATGTAGTAGATGGATATACTGTACAACTTCACAATAGTGAGTCAGATTCTATATCTGGCATTAATACAGTTTTACTTACTTCATTCAGTGATAATACACATTCACTAAATTCATTTGAAAGGAAGAGAACCGTTACAAACGTTGTTGTTACAAATCCAGGAGAAGGTTATAAGAACAATAGAAAGAACATCAATTCTGCTGGAATTATTACGGCATTAAATTGCTTCTCTATTAATGAACATGGATATTCTACTAAAGATATCATTAGATATACACCCGGAAATACACCTATTAGTGGGTTGTCCTCCTTTACTGATTATATTGTCAAATCTATCAATAGAGACACAATAAAACTATATGAAGTTGGTTCTGGTGGCACTAGTAAGAACTATTACTTTAATAATAACATTGCAGTAAGTATTGCCTCAACAGGAAATGGTTCATTTAATTATGAACCAATTAATATGTCTATTGAAGGCACAGTTGGTGTTAATAGTTTAACTAATCAAGATTTTACCTGTAAGGTAACACCAGTATTCAGAGGTTCTATCACATCTGCCGATGTTATAAGCAAAGGTATTGGATATGGATCATCCACAATTGTAAATTTCAATAGACAACCAAAAATCAATATTGAGAGTGGAACCGGTGCTCAATTGTTTCCAGTTGTATCAAATGGTAAAATCATTGATATAATCATTCAAAATCCTGGAACTGGTTATAATTCACCACCAGATCTTCAAATTGTTGGTGTCGGAAGTTTCGCTAAATTGACCCCAGTTATTAATGATGGTTCGTTTGAATCAGTAAAGATTATTAGTGGGGGTGTAGGATATAATCAGGGTAATATTTCTTTGCTGGTGGTGCCCTCTGGTAGGGGTTCTACTGTAGAAGCAAATATCAATGAATGGAATATTGATACATTTGCTAACGACTTTAATAATATTAATGATGATGATGGATTCCTTGATGATAATTTAGATTCTTCCTCATTACAATATTCTCACGTTTATGCTTCTCGTAAATTGAGAGAATCAATGAGTTCCATTGATGCAAATGGAAATTCGATTTACGGTTCTCAAGACCTAGTAAAAGAAAATGGAATTGAAGTGTCCTCACTTGAGCACTCTCCAATTATCGGATGGGCATATGATGGAAACCCAATTTACGGACCTTTTGGTTATGCCAATGCCAAAGGTGGTAATGTAAAGCAAATGATTTCTGGTTATCAACTTGTAACTAGTCAAGCACAAAGACCTTCTGAATCAAATTTTAGAGAAGGATTCTTTGTAGAAGATTATGTCTATAGGGGAACGGGAGATCTTGACGAGCATAATGGTAGAATTTGCGTAACACCAGACTACCCAGATGGTGTGTATGCTTATTTTGCCACATTTGAACAAACCGTTGATACTAGTGGACCATTTGATAAGTTTAAGAGACCATCATTCCCATATTTGGTTGGTCCATCATTTAAGTCTAAACCAAATAACTTTAATTTTAGAAAGTCGTCAAATCAATTAGATTATGGTATTGGAAACTACGATTGGTTAAGAAATACTAGTTTCTACAATCTTGATGGCAATCATGGTGACTACAAATATATTTTCAATCCCAATAGGGTTAATGCTCCCACAATGAAAATTGTATCTACCACATCTGGTAGTATAGACAATATTGGCATTGTAACAGGTGGAACTAATTATAGGGTTTCTGACAACATCTACCTTAATGGGTCCGCCAGAGCATCCGTATCTAGAGTTCAGGGTAAATTAGTTAATAACGTTAGTATTGCCACCAGTTCTGTATCTAATATTGAATTCATACCATTCCAGTCTAGACAACAATTTATTGGAATGTCTTCAGCACCACATGGATTCAAGAATGATGATGTTCTTACATTTAATAGTACATCTAAATATTTTGATCAATTTGATGGTAAGTATAGAGTTGGTGTAACCACTAATACCTTTGTTTTAACAGATAATATAAGCGATTCTACCGTTACTGGAATTAATACTTTTATTCCAGTATCTGGTCCTACACAATATCCAACTCTTGTCATAAATGACATTCTTGAGATTGGAAGTGAAAGAGTTAAGGTTCTTAATATTGAACCAAATCGTTTAAGAGTTGCCAGAAAGCAGGATGGAACAGTATCGTCGGCACATACTGCTACATCTATTCTTACTTCTGATCCCAGAAGATTTACTGCCAATATTGGAGCTGCTAGCACAACAAGAGTTTTGTTCTTCAATAAAGAACTGTATTTCACACCATCTGAAGCAGTTGGTATCGGATCTACAACAGGTACAGGTATTGGTGTTACCCTCACAATTTCTAATCCAGGAGCAGGAGTTACACAAGTATTTGTTGAACCAAGATCTCTCTTCTTACCAAATCACGGATTGAAGTTAAATGACAAAATTAGATATAATATCAACGGTGGTTCATCTATCACTTATTGGGATGGTATCAATGGAACACCAGTCAGCAGTCTGACAGGAATCTCAACACTCTTTGCTATTCCTCTGACTACTAATACAGTTGGAATTAGTTCAAATATCTGTGGTCTCAATAGTGGTGGTAAGTTTGTCGGTGTAAACACAGATGCCGGTCTCCTTTACCTTGTTGGAGTCGGAACTGGTGATAATCATAGTTTTAAAACTGATTTAGTAAATGTCGTCACGTCCACTGCATCTAGAAATGAAGTAACAGTATCTACAGCGGGAACTCATGGTCTATCATATCTTGATAATGTAGTATTTGATTTAAAACCAACCAATCAGATTAGTGTAAAAGTAAAATATGACGACCACAATAGAAGGATGGTATTTGATCCTGTTAATTTTGTTGCTGGGGACGTAAATCTATTAGACAATACAATATCATTTACTAAAAATCAATTTAAAACGGGAGATAAAGTAGTTTATACCTCTACCTCTCCGGTTGGTGGTCTTGTAAACAAGGGATTATATTTTGTCTATGTATATTCTGCTACAGAAATTAAATTTGTTCATAATAAATCTGACTTAAATCTTTTAGAACCACCTTTTATCAATTTAACATCCACATCAACTGGAACTCTTTCAAGAGTTAACCCACTGATTCAAGTTAATAGAAAAAATACCCTGAAATTTGATTTATCTGACCCATCACTATCATTTGTATCAAGTGGTGTTAGATATCCTGCCTTTGAGATGCAGATGTTTAGAGATATTGAATTTAACGATAGATTCTTAACATCTGGAGAGACTGATACTTTTGAAGTATCCTCTTCCGGTCAAGTAGGCATTACGACTACTGCTAATATGACAATTAGCGTGACTGATGATCTCCCATCAGTTCTATGGTATAAATTTGATACGATTAATGATTCTATTATTCCTTCGGTAAAAAATGAAATCGTCATTGATGGGGATGTTAAGGCATACAATCAAATTGATGTAGTCAAGACTTCCATAGACGGTTCTTATAGACTTTCATCAATAGGTTCAACCACATTTACTTACGTTGTTCCCAATATCCCTGATATTGTATCATATGGGTCAACAAATGCTGAGTCTTCATATACAACCCCATCCAAGAATGCTTTTGGTGCTATTAATTCTGTAAAAATTGTTAACAGTGGATTTGGATACAAATCTGTACCCTCAATATCATATATTAGAAGCGGACTTGGCACAGATGGTCTAGTTGAAGCATCAAGTGATAATATTGGAAAACTTCTAGAATCTAGATTTATTTCCAAAAACATCGGATTTGATTATGCGTCAGACCCGACTCTAAATGCTATTGCTGGCATACCAGAAGTTATCAAATTAGAACCTCTTTCATCATTTAAGTCGATCGGAATTACTTCTTCGGGTGTTAACTATCTGACATCTCCAGATATCATCGTTTTTGATGGAATAACCAATAAGAGATTGGATGTTGAACTTGAATATAATCTTGGCGATACAGAAGTGAGTATTCTCAAGAATACAACTAATGCTTACTACGTTCCACCTAGATTTGTTACAGTTAATAACTCAAATGGATATTCAATCTCATCTATAACTTATAACGATTCAAATAAAGTTGTAAGACTCTTCCTGAATCATCAATTCTCATCAAATGCTGAATACCCCTTTGAAGTAAGCAAGAATATT